TAGCACTAGTACCAGCACCACCAGCAGTTAATGACATAACCCCAGCAGAATCGATAGTACCAGCGAGAGAACCAGCCACGCCACCAGCAGTTGTCGTGACATTTCCAAATGCGGGTAAGGATCCAACCACACCGCTAGAAACGGTCGTTCCTGATGGGATTGCGTCTCCTGCGTTGAATGATTCGCTAAACGAAAATGCACTCCCAGCAGTGGTTTGAGTATATGTCCCAGCATTCATTGTTGCCGCAGAACTACCAGAAGGTGCTGTAAGACCACCTAGATCTCCTGATGCAAAGGTGATGTTGCTACCACTAACAGAGTAGGTAGAACCTAAACGAGTTGCCTGAGAGGCAGCAGCATCTACAGTAAGTTGAACACTTGTAGATAGTTTATGAGTAATATCGGCATGTGCTGGTGCCGCCATCAGTAACATTCCAAAAGCCATCAATGCTTTCTTCATTTTAGAATATGTAACACTAGAAATATTTATGTATAAATATCATTGAGACCTTTCGTGCGGTCTCTACGAAAGTCGGAACACCCTAATAAGAGGTACGGTTTTTACTGTGCCTCTTATTTTCTATTTTGTCATATATATTAACGGATGCCTTCGGGGTCCTCAAAACACAAACTCGCTTTTAAAGGAGCTACCATAATGACTGGACTTAGAAAGTTCGGCACCAAAGATTTGGGTGCCATTGTAGACGCTGTAGAAAGATTTAGTGTCGGTTACGATGACCTATTCTATCGACTTCATTCGTATGGAATGGGTACACCACAGAATTCGTATCCCCCTTATAATCTAGTAAAAGATTCAGAGACAAAGTGGAGGATCGAACTAGCACTTGCGGGATGGTCAAAAGATGACATTGAAGTCAGCACCGAAACCAATGTTCTAATCATCTCGTCCAAGGCAGCGAAGGATAAAGGGGAAGGCGAATACATGCACCGTGGGGTTGCAAATCGCACCTTCGCTAGAGGTTTCAACTTGTCCGATGATGTTGAGGTTGGAGAAGTGAAATTTGAAAATGGTTTGTTGATTATTGAATTGAATCGAATCGTTCCTGATCATCAGAAACGAAAGGTCTATGAAATTAAATAAATAGTTCTGCCAAATATCGTCGGCGCTGGGAGTCCTTGACAAAGACCAAGGACTCCCTTATAATGTAAACTCTTATTGTATTAACATGACAGTCAAAATTGTTTCTCTTAAATCTGGTGAATATGTTGTAACTGAACTTCAAGAAGCAGTCGATGAAAATCAACGTAGACAGGCATTTGTTTTTGACAATCCTTATTGCGTAAAGATTGAACCTCTTGAGGGATCTGAACTTGAATTTGATATTGATGATCCTGAAGCAAGGCAAAGTATTAAGGGTCAATATAAAATTCTTTTGTCTCGCTGGAATCCATTTACCCCTGACAATAGAATTGCAGTCAATCCTGATTGGGTGGTTTCTATTTCTGATCCTATGATGAGTATTGTTGAGAGTTATGTCAAGATGACAAAACCAGAGGAAAATGAAATTACCGAATCGCAAACTGCTGACGGCGATAAATAATAATAAATCTCAGTTAACATCCGTGAAATCTTTTCAGGAACTCAGGTTGACCCTGATGTATCACGACAAACTTAATATTAAGTTCTGGGAAGGACTTGACCTTAGATCAGAAGTTAAATCAAAACTTCTTGAGATTGGATACAAGTGGGCAGAGTTTGCAAAGATTCCAAATGAATCGATCAAGGATATTATTTTGGTTGGTGGTAATGCTAACTTTAACTATACTAGGTTTTCCGATCTGGATCTTCATCTTGTAGTAGATAAAACGCAGATTGCAAACTGCCCAGAACTCCTGGATGATTATTTAAGAGATAAGAAACAACTGTGGGCATTGATGCATGACATTAAAATTTATGCCCACCCTGTAGAATTGTATGCTCAGGATATTACTGATCCTCTTCCTGCTGGTCAGGGAGTGTATTCAATTCTAAATGACAAGTGGATCAAGGAACCTCAGAAGCAACAGGTAAACCTGACAGACCCCTTGCTTTTAAAGAAGGTTCGTGATATGATGGAAAAGATTGACGACTTGATCGAAAATCAAGCAGACGATCCCTCAGTGCTGAAGAAGTTGAAAGACAAAATCAGAGACATGAGGGCGTCCGCTATACAACAAGGTGGAGAGTTTGCACTTGAGAATCTTGTATTCAAAGAGTTACGCAATCAAGGATACCTTGATAAACTTTCAAAACACATTAGAGACATCGAAGATCGTAAATTATCACTATGACCGTTAAAGTTATTCTTCTGAAATCTGGTGAAGATGTAATTTCAGATGCTAGAGAAATTCTTGATCGTGAGCAAAATGGCATCATTGCTTACCACATGACTAATCCTTACATCATGCAGTTGACTACAAAAACTGAAGGTGATGATGGTCCAGGTATTGACGGAGAAACTATTGATTCTCCCAAAACTACTTTCACTGTTCGTTACACTAACTGGGCACCACTGTCTAAGGACAGGGAATTTATTATTCCTGCAGATTGGGTTGTTACCATTTACGATCCCCATGACAACGTGCTAAGGGACTATTGCAAAAAGCACAACATTGAAATTGAACAAGATGAACGAGATCAAACTTCTGCTGCTTAAGACAGGACAATATGTAATTTCTTACATAAGTGAAATGGAACTGGAACCATCAGTGTTCCTTTCCGATCCGATGGAGATCGTTGATGGGACTCTCCATAAGTTCCCCCGCTACTCTGGGCAGAGGAACGTCTTGCTTTATTCGGATATTCTTGCTACAGTGTTGGATCCCGATCCCGAGATCCTTGCAAAGTACCAAGCGTCCGTCCCAAAAGATACCCCTGATGAAGAACTTCTACAGTAATGTTTTCCTTGCTGGAGATAAGATCTTTTATATTGGTTACGAAAACGGCGAACGTGTTCAATACCAAGAGGTCTTTTCTCCAGTTCTTTTTGTAGCATCAAACAAACCAACTGAATATAAAACCCTAGAGGGTAAATACGCACAGCGTATTGAATTTGAGAATGTCAAAGATGCGAGGGAGTTCCTTGACAAATACAAAGAAGTTGATAACTTCAAAGTATATGGTAACGATAGATTTTTATATCAGTACATCAGCACGAAATTTCCTGAAGAGGAACTTGCTTACGATACTTCAAAAGTAAAAATCTACACCCTTGACATTGAAACCACGTCTGAGAATGGATTCCCTAGTATCGCTGATACTTCTGAAGAAATTCTTTGTCTTACTGTAAAAGATTTTAGCAGTAAGAAACTTATTGTTTGGGGAACCCGAGAGTATGAAAACACTCGTACTGATGTAGAGTATCGAGTTTTCTGGAAAGAGCATGAAATGCTTATTGACTTTCTTGCTTGGTGGGCAGAGAATACTCCTGACGTTCTTACTGGTTGGAACGTAAAACTATTTGACGTTCCTTACATCTGTCGTCGGATTGATCGTGTGTTATCTACTAAACACATGAAATCCCTTTCTCCTTGGAATAGGGTCAATGAAAGAGAAGTCGAAATCAAAGGAAGGACTCATATTTATTATGATATCATTGGTGTTAGCGTCCTTGACTACCTTGATCTTTATCAAAAGTTTACATACACTAACCAAGAGTCATATCGACTCGACCACATCGCAAATGTCGAACTGGGTCAACAAAAACTAGACCACTCTGAGTTTGAAACCTTCAGGGATTTTTATACTCAGAACTGGCAGAAGTTTGTTGACTACAACATTCATGACGTGGAACTTGTTGACCGTTTGGAAGACAAGATGAAACTGATTGAACTTGCTCTTACCATGGCATATGATGCTAAGGTAAACTTTGAAGATGTTTACTATCAAGTACGCATGTGGGATAGTATCATCTACAACTATCTCAACAAACAAAACATTGTTATTCCTCCCAATGAAAGGCACGAAAAAGATTCAAAGTATGCTGGTGCGTATGTTAAAGAACCTGTACCTGGCATGTATGAGTGGGTGGTTAGTTTTGACCTCAACTCGCTATACCCTCACCTCATTATGCAGTACAACATTTCGCCAGAGACGATTCTACCGCATAGGCACCCGTCAGCAACGGTAGATAGGATTCTTAAAAAAGAATTAGATTTTACTGATCTTAATGGTCAAACTGTTTGCGCTAATGGTGCATTATATGACACTACGAAGCAGGGATTTCTTCCCAAGTTGATGCAGAAGATCTACAGTGAGCGTACTATCTACAAGAAGAAGATGCTTGCTGCTAAGCAAGAGTATGAGAATACTAAAGACCCTCAACTGGTAAAGGATATTGCTAAGTACAATAACATTCAGATGGCACGTAAGATCCAACTTAACAGTGCTTATGGTGCTATTGGCAATCAATATTTCAGGTATTACAAGCTTGCCAACGCAGAGGCGATTACGCTCTCTGGTCAAGTGTCAATCCGTTGGATTGAGAATAAGATGAATGGTTACCTAAATAACCTGTTAAAAACGGAGGAAGTCGATTATGTTATCGCTAGCGATACCGACTCAATCTATCTTAATCTTGGACCT